GTTGCCATATTACTTCATTGTCATTTTAACAATCTCAGGGATCATCATTAGTTTATTAAACTTCTTTTTATTACCGTTGAATATTGTACGTACAACTAGGTACTTCAGATCATTAGTGAAATAATCCATAGTACACAAAGCCTTAAGTCTATCAGTAATCTTCTGCGTAATTGTATTATCTTGAGAATATACTACAGAATAGTTACCAAGTCTTGTAGCCAGCGTAGATGCAATATCTGCACGGTAAGTATCATCTTTACCAATACAAGATCTCAACTCATTAAGAATGTATTGCTCATTGTCATGAAGCAAGAGATCTTTTGGTGTAACAAGCTTATCAAGCTTATTATTAATAAAGGTTGTAAACATAGATGCAAAAGCATCACCAACACTACCTTCACCAATCATTTGGATCATAGGTAGACTATCTTCAAACTTTTCAAAACTAGAAATAGCATTAAAGAAAGTAGTAATTGATCTTGCATTTGTTTCTTGTGTTACAAGCTCTGGGTGTAGCAACAAGAAGTTAATACATCTTGTATCAATACCTGCACCTTCTGCCCATTGAGCCCAAACATTAACATCAAACTTAAGATTAGCTGTAATATATCTAGTCTTTTGTGCTGAGTCAATGCTATTAACCATATAGTCACCATTATCTGGATTTGCAGTTAAAATAATATGCCAGTCTTTTGGTAGTGTCCATGAGATATAGCTTTGACGGTCAATCAATTCCATAACGGCTTGAATAAACCTTGTATCTGCACGGTTCCAGTCATCTAACAAAAGAATACCACCAGACTTAGCATCAGCAATCCATTCAGGAGCACAATAAGACATTCTATTCTTACCTGTCATCTTGTATCCATTCTTAAGATACTCTTGTACGGCAAGCTCATCAACCCACATACCAACTTTTTTAGTTGTTGTAGTTGACATATTTGCAAGACTTGATCCTGCTGCTCTTTGTGCTGCAGTAACCATAGATAAATCATCTACTTTCTTAACTGGTACTGTTTTCTCTTTATACATCTGAAATTGACGTACAGGGAAACCAACTAAGTCACCTAGCTCTTCTATCTGAGCAAGATTAAGTTTTACAAATTTTAGGTTATTCTCTTGTGCAAGCTCTACTATAGTAGAAGTCTTACCAATACCTGACTCACCTACAACTTCTACTGATACAGAATTCTTACCTTCTTCTTGTAAGTATCTATTGTTAGTGATAATGTGATTTACAAATCCTTTTAACTCTGTTACATTTAAATTTACTTGTGCCATTTTTTTATTAATTTAATTTGATTACTTTTCCTGGTAACTCATCATTCATATTAGAAACACTACTAAGAACCCATAATGTATTCTTAGGACAGTCCTCTGGAGGATATGCTTCACCATCTGTTAAATATATAAGGGCTGTGTATTGCCCTTTCTTTTCATTGTAGTGGTCAATTACTGGTTGGAAGCTTGTCCCACCACGACCATGTATTTCCCAATCTTTCTTTGGATTAAACTCTCTTACACTGTTTAAGTTAGTATCACACTGCGCTACTGTAATTTTATGACCAGTTTTGTGCATATGTGTAAGTTCACTAAAGAATTCCTTTAGCTCATCACTATTTACAGATCCACTTGTGTCAACACCAACAAGAATATGATTCTTAAATTTAATCTTAAGGCCCGGATTAGCTGAGTATCTTTTATTATACTTACGTCTCAGCTTTTTTGTATAAACTATACTAGAGTTTCCTACAAACCTTCTTAGATAACCTTTCCAATCAAACTTAGGTGGCTCAACATACATTAGTCTTCTTACTAACTCTGCTAATTCACCAGGTATAGATCCACATTTCTTTACTGTTTGTTCTGCTGACTCTTTAAGCTGATGCTCAATTTGTTTTTGTATCAGCTTTTTATCAGCTTCTGGTAAAGAATCAAACTCTTCCCATGTAGAATGACAGTATTGTGAATTACCATCCATCTGATCCATTAAATTATCTAAGGAAGGGCATGTGCCATCTTGTTGTGCTTGTTGAAGCAAATCATAATAAACTTTTGTACCTGCCTTTGTAGGCAAATTAAGTTCAGGAAAACTACTTAACAGCAAACCACCTTCCGGTAATTTACTTTCCAATATGTATTGGTTGATTTCTAGATCTGCGGCTATGTTAAATAGTTTATGATTAGCATATAGATCTCTCATAATAAGATGACCAAATGCAATATGCAAAAGCTCATGCTTAATTAATCCATATCTATGATCTTCACTGAGGCCATTAAAGAACTCAGGATTTATACTCAATTGGACACCAACTTGATGCTTGCTAACACCTGCTGTTGGCAGGCCCATGCTATACTTCTTATTGATACCAATTAAAAAGAGCCCGTAAAAGGGCTCTGAGAAAATTAAACTTTTGGTTGTCCTAGCAACCTGGTCTTGAACGTTTATCATTTTATAATTTTATTCATTATTTCTAGATATACTTTATCTGCTGTATTTTTATTGATGAATGCATAGATTTTCTGTGTATTAGCCAAGAAATCAAATTTTACTGACTCAACAAAAGCTAGTCTTTTATCAAACATTAAGGCTTTTGCCATAAGCTGATCTAAAACTTCTTTGTCTTTGTACTGTGTATTATAAATTTCTAAAGCCATTACAACATCCTCTACAGATCCTGAAAACATTTCTTTTAATTTGAAAAACTCTTCTGATGTAATTACTTTTTTCTCCACTTATATTTCTTTATCATTTATTACTAACTCTATCCATACACCGGGGTTTTTCTTATCATAAGAATACTGTTCAAATGCTGGTATAATAAACTCAGCATTATCATCTTCAATCCATCCATGTTTTACCATATCATCTTGCACTGTTTGTGCAGGATTTATATAATCAAACTTGTGGCGGCTACCTCTAATAAACTCAAAGCTTATTGTAACAGGTAGGTCTTGCTTTGCAACTTCATTTCTAAAGTCTTCAGCATACTTGGCGTAATATTCTTTTGTCAACTTTCTATAATTCATTACAGCTTTGCTGGCAATAAAGTATTTACCTGTCCACCTTCTACCGTTTTTACTGCTAGGAACGTTACCTGGTATAAACCATCTTCTTTTTATGACATTTTCCATATTTATTTATTTAATATATCTTTTAACAATGGTTTAAGCATTGCATGAACTTTATCAAAGCCATGTTCTTTCATAGCATCTGACACATCTTTACATAATGTAGGATATACACCATGTATACCATATGTATCATGATATCTCTGTATAGCATGCTTGCCTGCTTCATCATTATCAAATAACGTTATTACCTTTTTGTACTTCTTTTTTAAATGCTCTATTATATGAGGTTTAATCATAGTATTCTCTGAGTCAGGGCTAATAACTTCTATATTATAACCCATACCTTTGAGACACATAGCATCTTTCAAAGAAGAACAAATAACTAAGTAAGGCTGTTTATATTCTAATTGATCTTTGCCTTGTAAATAAGACTTTGCTTTATAGAACTTGTACTTTTTACTCTTAGGTTGGTACATTTTATATACTTCACCATCTTTATCAAAGTAACCATAGCACCACTTGCTGCCAATTCTAAGCTTTCTTACTTCTCCGTCCTCTTCCTTGATGAGGTTATAGTATTCTATAGGTCTAACATTATACTTACTCAGCATAGTCTTACCTATTCTAAAAGATAACCAGAACTTCTGATCTTCAATAGACCATGCTCTCTCTTTTATAAAATCTATTTCCCATCTAGCATGAGGGGTAAAGGTTTGCTCTTTATATTCTGATGACCTTACATGTTTATTATAATCTATAACAATCTTCTGCATAGCATCAGAAAAGCTTAGATCAAATATACTTTGGACTAAATCAATCTTACTACCACTTCTACCTGTAGAAAAGTCTTTAAACTTATACTGCATTATGGATTTATCTACATAAATGCAAAAGCTTGGAGTCCTTTCATTAGGATTAAAAATAGATTTAATCTTAATATCTTGACCCGTAAGCTGTTCAGGAAGATCTAAGTAATATTGAAATACCCATGTGCTTGGTACATCATGTCCTTCACCTACTATGTTTTTTGTATTGAACATATTAATAAATAAAATAAATGAGGCTAACAGTAGGAGTGCGAATTCTTCCTATTAATTAAGCCATTAGTGGTCCCATTGACACCTCAATTATTTATATTATATATTACAAATCAAAGTCTGATCCAGCTGGTGCTGCAGGCTCAAAACTTTGTGCACCTACAGTTTCAGTCTTCTTCATTGGACGGAAATGATTTGTATCATTTTTATCAAATGTCAATAGATTAGAGTTCTCAGTATTAAGAGCTTCTAATGGAACACCCATTCTATTTCTCTTTGGTAAAAATAAATCATTATTAATATAACCATCTTTGTTTTCCCACTCACGTGCACCTAAGCATGCGTTAATGTAACCAGTGTTAGAACAAACTTTTGATGCCTTTGTCATAAAGTCTTCAATTGTATTTGCCTCAATAGCATCAAGCTCATCTCTCTTTCCTACAACTTCTGCAAGAAATACCATAGCTTTTAGAACTTCAGTATCACGGCTGATCTCATTACCATTTGCTAATACAGCATCTTTAAATGGATATGGTGAGAATCTAACTCTACCTACTTGACCTTCATAACGTGGGCCATTAGGATTATTCACATCTTTTAAGAAACCATTGAAGTCACCTTCAACTGGCTCTGACTCAACATGCAATGTGATATTATATGCCTCACTGTCATAAGGCGTTTGATCAAATGTGATGTCATTGATTTTTACTACTTGGTTTCCTGTTCCAATAACTGGTTTTACGCTACCTGATCCGGCAGACATGTCTTTAGTACTTAACATAATTTTACTTTTTTTAATAATTAATTTTACTTATTGTATTCTTCAATACAATCTTTTACAAATTGCAGATCATTTGGGATAAATCTATCCTCAAACATATCTATTGGTGATTTACATGTGTTCTCTCCATTGTTTTGAGTTTCAAAACCATATTCAAGTTCACCATCATCATTTTTATTTACCTTACCAAAAAGGACAATTGAAAATAGACCTTCCAAAGTTAACGTATTGTCAATCATTTTACCAACCGTCTTAGCTTTGATTCTTCTATTTCCATTTATATCAGTTGACTCTTCTGAATGAGTTAGAAAAATAATAGTCAAGTCATCTCTCAGATCTTTTGGTAACTTAGCAACTTGCGCTAGGTTAGATGCAATCTGAGTAAACTTATCATACCCTTTTTCATTAGCTCTATCAAAATACTCAAAAGAACTCATATACTGCCAGTCATCAACAACAATTGTTTTGATTTGTGGCATCTTATCATTAACATGCATCATTGCCTTAACTATCCCCGGTGCTGTTGCAGTTGAGGTTAGATTACCTTTAGGATTTTCTTTACTAATCTGAGTATACTTACTCTTATAGCCCTTAAAAGGTAGAGGTTTATTTGCAATGTTAATTATGAAAGTCTCTTTTGGATCTAATGTTCTGATTGAGGTTGACTTTCCTGTACCTGAATCAGCAATTACTAATACGCTTTGTGCCATACTACTTGATTAATTTATTAATTACTTTTGTTAATGTTATCAATGTTTGATTTATATCTTCCAATTTATCTACAAGTTGTGTATTAGAACCCGCATCTGGGTCAGGTAGATCAAACAAGGTTTTACCTATATCAGAAACAAACTTTGGTTCTTCAATAATTGGGCTACCTGATCTGGTAGTTACATCATTGATTACTTTAAGTTCACTAACTGGTATAAGATGTCTTTCAAATCCTGAGCTAGATGTAACAAGTTCATATTCTTGTTTCCAGTGTGGATTGTTTTTGTGTAAATACAAAGTTCTCTTTGGATCTTCACTATCATAATCTATACTTACAAATTCAGTATAGATGTCTTGATCTTTTTCTAATTCACTAGGAAAAAAGCTAACAAACAATTCATCTTTGCCTTTAGGACGGTAAGCCATCTTGGGTATATACAGTGCTCTAAGGTCTCCAATTGTTTGGAAATAATCCTCATGCTCTTCTCTAAGTTTTGCAACTTTTATTTTTCTTTCTTGTGGTGTTAATCCCATATGTTCAGTATTTATTTTTTTAGTACTTATCATCTTCTTTCTTGTTGGCCGGGTGTAGGCATTTCTTCTATTTGCATTTGTTCAAACTTTGCTTTAAAGAATGACATACGTGCATCACCATTTCTGGCTTTTAGAAAATGCAACACCAATGTTCTATCATTTTCAATTATATATCTATCTGGTCCATAGAATCTAATCTTTTGCTTTGCTGGCCTGTTGATACCAATTAAAGTATCAGCATGTTGTAGCATAGCATCAGAACCAAATATATCTGACTCAAGAATGTAGTTACCATATTTACCATCAATAGCTCTGTCAGGATTATCAATATTCCTATTAAGCTGTGATAGACATATAAATAAACAAGGATAATCCCTTTTACATTGTGTAAAGAATTCACCTAATTCAAATAGCATATCTAATGTACTATTTTGATATGGTGCTCTTTTTACAAGCATGCTATGATCAAGAGTTATTATTGTTTTCTTTTGATGTTTATTCATATACTGATCTATTTGATCACGCATTTGATTTACAGTCATTGGTGTAGATACAATATCAACTGGATATTTAACTCTTTCTTTTGCATATTGATGACACATATTAAGTGTATCACTATGTAAAGTAGAGCCAGCACTACATAACTCTTTATAAGTTTTACCTGTTATAGAACTAAATTCTCTGATGGCTGAGGTTCTACCTACCATCTCAAATTGAAATTCTAATACTCTAAACTCATCATTAGGATTAAGAACAAATGATTCTCTTATAATTTGATCTTTTATAAGAGTTTTACCTGAACCAGGTCTACCACCAATAACCGTCAAGGTGTTCCACTCTAAGCCATCAGTACATGCATCATTAAATTTAGGCCATGGTGTATATATGGATTTCTCCTCACCAGTTGATCTGGCATACATATATTTAAGTGCATCATTGAAGGCTTCATATTGGCCTCTCCATGCCGGTGTTGGTTTACTCATACATTTGTTTTATTTAATTTTATACTACATTCTCACTAAAGTGATCATCTTCAGTATTTATACCTTCTACTATCATATCACAATAATCTGCTAGAGTAGAATGTTTTACTCTATGCTTATCTTGTTTACATATGAAGTATTGACTTGTTTGCATATACATATAGTCTTTATCTCTGTACTCATTTACGTACATGCTTGTGGCTTTATGTATCTCATCCCAAGTATGATCATAAGTCTCAAAGAACCATCTAAATGCTTCTCCAAGAGCTTTGACATTATTTCTTGCAGGCTTACCGCTTGGTAGCTTTTTAGCAGGAAATATGTTTCTATAGGTATTTATCTTTTCTACAAAGTCTTTACCCATTAATTGGATATCAGTTTTTTTCTTTGCTTTTATAAAATAACTATCCAGAGTAGCACAAATTACTTTGGCTCTATCTGTCATTATATATTGGTCTCCTTCTTTAGTTATGAAACCACGTTTAACTAATACATCTCTTTCACCGTTAACTACCTCTGGTAATGAAATCTTTTGCTTCATTCCAAATAGGATCAAGCACTGGTTCGGTGTTAGATTTGCTTTCAGCATTTTCTGAAATAGGTCCCACATCTTTTTCTAATTGTTTTATAATGTTATTATATGCATTTGTTACTACTTTATCATTTGTAAAGAAACCATTCTCAACCTGCTTACATGAATTAATTATGGTAGCATGGTTGCGTTCTAAATATCTTCCAACTCTTGTTTTAGTATAACCCTCTTTGTTAGCCAAATAAGAAAATACTTGCACATACACAAGGTAATCTCTGAATCTTACTTTTTCCTTCAAGCTTTTGATATATCTAAAGCCTGGTTGGTTTTCATGCAAGGCACATAAAGTGCTATCATGCAAGGCATCCAAAGGTACTTTGCTATCCGTTTCTTTTGGACTGTAAATATACAACTTTACACCATGTTTTGTGTAAAATTTTTTAGTAAATTCAGAGATCTCCTTCTGTTGTGTAACCTGTTGATTTGTAGGCATTTATGTATTTTTTTAAGTTTATAAAGATACAAATTATTACCAATCTATACAAGTTTTTCCTTGCTTAGTTAGTAAGTCATTTGCTTTATTGAAAACATCATTACAATCCCACTCTCCACCACGATATGCAGCTGAGGCTGGGTGAGCACATTTAAGAACTTTACATTGTGGTATATAAGTTTGCCACTCTTCTGCTTTCTTACCCATCAATATAAATATTGTATTAGGGTTATGTCTATTAATGTTATCAAATATGTATTCTGTAAAGTTTTTCCAGATAGCATAATGAGAACCAATTTTATTGATTTCACAAGTAAATGCTGTATTAATTAACAGCACACCTTGATTAGACCAACGTCTTAGGTCACATTCTTCTGGTGTATATATAACTCTACCTGTCTCAGTAAAATCACCAATAGTTTGCTTGAGTATATATTGTAAAGACTTCTCAGCTCTACCTTTATTACTACAACTAAAAGCTATACCGTCAGCAACACCAAGTTGAGGATAAGGATCTTGACCTACTATAACAACCTTAAGGTCATCATATGGACATTCATAAAATCCATTAAATATATCTTTAAACTTTGGTGTAAAGCGTTTACCTGCATTCACATGATCAACTAACTTATTGACTATCAAGTCAAAGCTTAAGCCATTCACATAGGGTGCAAGCATGCGGTCCCAACCACTAGATTCCAATTTACTATTTAAATTATCTCTTAGTTCTGTTATGTCTATTTCTATTTTTTTCATATCTTTGTTGTAAACTGATTTATTATGTCTGATAAAAAACGTACAAGAAAAGTTATTACATATGATTACTCAAAGAATCTTGAGAATCTAACTATTAATCCATCATTTATAAATGGATTAGAAAATGTAACTTCTCTATATATACTTAATAGTGATAAAGCGGATCAAGAACAAGTTCCTGAAACAATCAAAAAATTTAATAAACTGATGATGTGGGACCCTGAATCAGGTGAACCACAACCACAGCTTGAATTAAATCCATATGAGCAATCACTATATGTATTATTTGCACTTACCAATTACTTAAAATTAGAAGCAATTAATCAGGAAATATCATCTGAAACTGAAGTTGAAGTTGATGAACAACAGTTGGGTGATATGCAAGCAAGACTAAAAGATGCTTATCAAAGTGGTGATCTAATTAAAGAGCTCACAGAAATTGGTAAAAGTTTTCAGGATCTTGATTCAATAGTTAAGAAATCATCTTAACTGCATACCGCTAAAATCCCCTATCTCTAAGGCAGCTTGAATAGCTAGATTAAGTTCCTCCTTATCACATTCTGCAAATGATTTACACCATTCTGCATTGTTTCTGGTGAAACATAATCCAGCTTTTCTTTTTACTTGAAGTTTTACTTCTTCAAAAGTATATCCCAATTCATTAGCTATTTCACGTATCATTGCATGAATTCTAGCTAATTGCGGGTTACTGCCTTTACCTGTCTGTGCACCAATAAACATTTCTAGTTTAGCGCCATCAGGTAAGTTTTTAAGAAAGTTATCATATTTAGACTTAAGTGCCTTTATAGGAAAGTGTAACTCACCATCCTTTACAGTACACTGTACAAATAACTGATCTTTCATGTTGCCCATAAATTATATAAGGCACATGCTACAATAAATACAATAGTAACACAGCCTGCTATAATAGCAAACGTTTCATTACTCTCTGCATGTTTTAAGGATCTACCTTGTGTTCTACGTATACTTTCCCAAGTACGTTCTTTTTCTAATTGTTTTTCTTTCATAATTTGTGATTCAATAGTTGGTATGTTAGCAATAGCTCTGATATCTTCTACACGTTGTATAGCTGCATCTAAGTTACGCTGACTTGTACCAGGGTGAACATCTACTTCATATAAATGGTCCAACGCTTTTTGTGCTGAACTATATATAAGTAGTGCTTGATTAGTCTTTTTCATCTCTAAGGTTTTTACTTTTGTTGAGGTCATAGATTGATAAATAGTATGGGTCATGTGGATCTACCTCATAACCCTGTGCTGTTATCCATCTGCCGTCCTCTAATATATAAGTTTTTCCATTTACTATTTTAATTTTATTATTCATGATTATCCTCTAATATTAATTCTTCTAATCCATCAAGACTTTCAACACTATCATACATGTCTAGTATATCTACTTCTATTGGGTTACCTTGTCTATCCTTAACAGAAGTCCATGCGTGATATATTTGTACTGATGGTCCATATCCTGGTGTACCTGGATTACCATATTGATCATATAATTGATCAGGCTCACCTGGATCATATTCATACTCAAACGTTATAATTATGGGATTGCTTAAGCTACCCCATTCATATTCATACTCTAACATCACAAAAATCTTAGAGCACCTTCTACATATACAAACTCTTGACCGCATCTTTCACATGCAGCTTGTGTTTCATTACGCATTAGCGCTGGCTCATGGCAATTTGGACAAGGTGTGCCATCTTCTTTAATAAATTCCTCACATGTTTGTCTGGCCATGTCTTGCAAATATGCATCATGATCTCCATTGTATTCATGCTGAACCATTTCCATAAAAATTTCTTTCATTTTTCCCATAATTATTGTTTTAGTGGATTGTAATTGATAATTTTCTCTTGATCAAAACCTTTTAGAGCTTGCTTGACCCAGTACTCATCTTGTGTTCCTTTATAACACAGTATATGACAGGTTGCTGTCTCTGCAGGATTTAATCTTAATAATCTGCCTATCCTTTGTGCAGTCTTTCTTTCATTACCATATGCATGCATTATAATTCCTGCTTTTAATTCTGGAATTGTAACACCTTCTGATAATTGTAACACACATGATAATTGTGAAACCCTGCCATCAGAGAATAATTCAAGATTCTCCTCTGATTTAGGGTTACCGGAATGGTAACTATGCTTACATATTCTGTCTGCTTGCTTCTGAGTATTTGCAAATACAATACACTTAGTGGAAATGTTTTTTAGCATACTCTTTACATAGCTCTCTTTACTTGTATAATCCATTAGTGCACGCATTCTCATAATTCTACCAAACTGGATTTGTTTTTGAGTTTGCGCTTGTGCTAATCTATTAGTAACATAGTTATAATCCTTCTCTTCACTTGTATACCAGAACCCTCCATTCTTATTTTTCTTTTTTAAAGAAGGTAATTTAGATAGTTCTAGCTCATGTATAATAATCTTGTAGTCATTAAGTATATTTGAACTGGTAGCATCATCTACCTCAAAAGTATATACTATAGGGCAATACTTGTTTACAAGCAATCCCTTTTCTGATCCAGATTTTTTTGGTGGTGTTCCTGTTAAACCTAGTATTTTACCATAATATCTATGTAAGAACAACTCATGAGTCCATTTTAATGAATGACACTCATCTAAGTATAGTAATGAATAGTCTGTTGGTTCTTGTTTTTTTAGTGATATATATGTGGTAAAGTCTATATGGTCAAGTAAGTTGTTAAGATTCATCTTATCTAACTCATCTAACCATGCTTGTTTTACTGATAGTTTTGGCACAACTACTAATGCCTTGACAAATGGATCATAATTTTTTAATAAGTGTTTGATAGCTATTCTAGTTTTACCAACACCCATGGAAATACCTAATCCACATCTTTTATATTGCGCTGCTTTTGCTAGTGCATCTTCTTGTACTATATCTCTAGCAGATTTGCTAGATAACTTAGTATTTGGTACCATATTAATATTGTTATTGCTGTTATGCATGACCAGACTACTGCCTTTAATGCCATATCTTTCTTTCTTTGATTCATTTTACTTAATTTTTATGCACTGGGTGCACCCTACAGGGCTTGAACCTGTGACCTACTGATTATGAGTCAGTTGCTCTGACCAACTGAGCTAAGAGTGCTGGTAGCCGGAGTGGGACTTGAACCCACACGAGCAATACTGCTCAACAGATTTTAAGTCTGTCATGTCTACCAATTCCATCATCCGGCCATTGTGATCCCACTAGGATTTGAACCTAGAACCTACAGCTTAGAAGGCTGTTGCTCTATCCAGTTGAGCTATGGGACCATAAAGTTATGATCTTGAGCCTGAAAAACCTAATTCATAGGATTCAGCTGGATGTTCTTCTATCCACATGTGACAGTTTCTGCAAACTGGTAACCATGTAGATGTTTCTAAGTGGTATACACCACGGCCATGTTTATGATGAACATCTGTAGCATGCAAAGAACACTTATGGATCTTTGCATGACAGATAGGGTTGTCTTGTAAAAACTTCCTACGCTTTTTAGTGTAGTCAGCATTTATTTTAGACATCTTCTTGGACACTTTCTTAATTGCCATTTGGTTTTATAGTAAAAAAGTTGTTTGGTAACAAACCCACTGACATAAATTTTAGTACTATGTCTTCATAACATATTCCTAAGTCTTTGAATGTCAATGTGTTCTTGTAATCCTCCAATACTTCAGTAGCTGGTATATCTGCAATATATTGTGCTAGTGGTGAGTGTGGAAAAGTTGCTCTAAAATAAGCATTAATTTTCTTATTACAAAGTGTTTGCTTCCAGGCATTGATTTCTCTTTGCCCACGCTTCCAAACTTTTGTAATGCGTCTTTTCTTATCCCAGTGTAACTTTTTAACTTCTTCAGGTTTATAAACATTAAGACCATGCAACACACGTTTAAACAAAAAATGTTGATATGGATTAAGTTTACGATACTCAAAGGAGTTGATGATTGAAGGTGGATGTAACTGATACTCTTCTAAGAGTCCCAGATATTGATAGCGTTCTATACGCTTGCTTAATTGTTTTTCTTTCTCATTAAGTTTTAGTTTTTGGATTTGATCTTGTGATAGCATACTTGTTTATTTTAGTTATGAATTTAGTAATATATTAGATAGATAGAGAGGACCCGAAGGTCCCCTCATCTAACCTAGATTTAGAGCTCAAATGTTTCTTCTTCAAGCTCTTCCACTTCATCCACTACCTCATCATTTGTAGTATCATCAATCTCATCCGCTACTTCTGTAGTTTCTTCAACTTCATCAGTAGTTTCTTCTGTATTAATTCCGAAAGCCTGTGCTGTTGTTGCAGCTTCAACTTTATTGTTTAAAGCTGCATTAGCTGCACGTATAGCATCACCGTTATTATGCTTAACAAGTACATCTGTTGCGTTTTCATCATACGTGTACTCTGTTTTCCTATAAATAGGTTGTCCATCAAGACAGCAAATAATACCAGTATCACCAGCATATTTAAGATCTCTATCAGGATCACTCTCATTAAATGGTTCTAGTGATTCTTTTACAACAATTTTACCTGCTAGTCTAAGATCTTTACCAAGACCTTTAACATAGGCTGTTAAATTTTCTGTTTCACCCAGAATTAATGTGGTTAGGTTTCTTGATTTTAACCAACCGTTTGTACCAATTGCACTATCCTTGTAAGATAGTCTAATAAATCCATACTCTGGATTGTTCTTGCTTAGACGCACAACATTACCCATGTCATCCGCCAGGATTTCTACTTTTTTTTGCATTTTTAGTAAATTTAAATGATTAATAAAATAATTGTGTGATGATTTAACTATCATCAGAGTGAAAATACGGGTCATCCAGTTTTTCATAGGCTTCAATCTCATCAAGTGCAGGTTCATACTCTTCAATATTATCTATTGCTTCATCTTGAACCCTACCTGTTTTATGAAATCTATTATAAAATGGATCAACCACTTCCTTAGTATAAGCTGAGGCAAGACCATTCAGATCATTGTACTCTTCATCTGTTAATGAAAGGTACTGTTCTACTGAACACTCAATTATTCTGCCATTTGGAAGTTGTATAATCATTATCTTATCAAAGTTTATCAAAGATAATAATTTAACTTGTTCTGAGTCAGAATTACTAAGCCAATTTAGGCTTACCTCAAAAATAAAAAGCATATATATAGCTAACGTATTATAAAACCATTAGCTTTCTACCTACCCTTTTTATGTAATTATGCTGTTTAAGCTCTTTTATCCATCTTTTTACTGATGTTTGACTTGAGTCAGTGTCATCAGCAAGTGTGGAAATAGATGGCCAACATAGTCTGTCTTTGTTTGCATAGCAACACAAAATACTATATAATCCTTTGGCCTGTATAGATAAATTAGGATTAGTGCATACAGAATGTTTGACTATACCAAATCTATTTGAATTCTTGGACATGATCTTTTAGTAGCATAAGCATAGCTTTTGCTGGATCAGGCTCTTCTGCAAGTAGTTTGTTATTAAACATGTATTTATTATTCATATACAAGCCAAAGTCTACATTCTTACCATCTGCAGATGTAATAGATTTATCTAACTCTTTCCACGCTGAATACTCAGAGCGTAATAGTTGTGCTGATATCTTTGCCATCTTCTTGAAATTTAAGTTCTGTTTGTTTACCTCTTTTAAAATAAGGAATGCTACCTGTATTTACCTTTAGAGCATGCAACGGACTAACCGTGTGCTCTACAAACTTAAGGTTTTTTTCCTCATCATGATAAAGAAGATTCACTTTTATAGTAGAATAGAAGGGATTATAGTTATCAGATGACCAGGAATTATCTCCTAACACCTCACCATAAACATAAAAATCATTATGATCATCACCTTTATGCAGTAATCCCATATCTTCTAGGATATCTTTTTCAAACTCTTTACCTATGTGATAGTTTGGACAAGCCAATCTAACATAGTCACCAACCTTGGTGGGTCTGAAATGTTTTTCGGTTAACATAAGATGAGCAATTGATTCTACAGATGCTTCATCTAAGTTTTGAAATAGTATACGCAATACATGCTGAAGGTTTCTTGGTTCAGCAAAATTGTCTTTATTAATAAATCCAGCCATGATGTTTCTTAACACCTCTGACTGAACACTGAATTTTTTACTCATATCTATAAACATTTATTGAAATTTAAATCTTAGGCACATAGCCAAAACAAGTATTAGGAAAAACTATGGCCTAAGATTTGGAACACAGCCTTAATACCTAGTGTTATTATAATATATAATTACTGGTATTGTTAGTGGTCCATATATGGAACTTTATTTTTTACTTCTGAATTCAATGCTACAGAACGGTAAGAGAATGATCCAACGATAATCACTATCTCCATAGTTCATAGCACCTATTGCTATACCAAATACAGGTACAAATTCTACAGTTACTTCTGGTAACAAGAATGTGTTCTTCATATGAATGGTATAGAATATTGCATTAAATGTAGTAATGAGTACGATTATTGCACCAAGTACAATAAACGGTAGAGTTAGCTCATAACCTATCAATAGGTTTATAAATGCTAATAGGACTGATACAGGTAAAACTGCTACATATAACAGCTTTACTAGAAAACGAAAAATTTTTGGTTTCATAATATTTATTAATTAATTATTGTTATAGAATCTTGATTTATAATACTGATATTCATGTCATGTTCTAACAGGTAATATCTTAGATCACCTATTGGCGATGTTAAAGGTGAACTACCAAAGTCAACGTATATATTATCACTTACGATTATAGCATCTGGGTTGCTAAGGTTAGGACTAAATACATTATACTTATAATAGTAATCTTCATTACATACAGGAGCATTGTCTGGGCAAAAGTCTAACCACGAGTTGTAGTTATCTATTAGCTTTGACTCAGCACTTATATTATTATTGTCTACATGTAGATATAACACATGCACCCATTTGTCTATTTGATAGTCAAATTGTACAGAGAATATCTCATACTGGTTTATTTGCCTAAGTTCACACTCAAGCGGTTCTTTCTCACAGCTCATTATAGATACTGCAAGGATGATCATTAATACGAAATTTTTCATTGATTTAAATTTAAAGGGTTATTGATTCATGAGGAAGCCTAAGACTCAGACCATAAGGTGTACAACTTGGAATACCATGGGTTTGTTGCTTACCTTGTAACAGCTTATTACAACTGAGCCTATTTGTTAATCTTGTTTGTCTTTAACAGTTTTGATTGCCTCTTCACGTGAAATTGTTAAATACTTAGAGTGCTTACGTCCAAGTATTTTTTTGCTTCTTCTTTTGTTTTAAAGTACATAGATTCACGGCTATAAGGCATACCATTCTCTGTACGACCTATATAATAACCTGCTGCTGATTTTAGTACTTGTAATTCTGATATATTATTTGACATAATGATTTTAATATTTCTTACGGTTAATAATTCTATGTGAGTTCAACTTTTGCTGTCTCACTTGCCTTTTTACTTTTATACTTCTAAATGTTGACATACGATTTGGGTATTAGTGGTTGATTGCAATATTGCGGGTACTATGCCTCTTATTCTATAGAGGAAAGACATAATACTATATAAGCTAACCCATAACCTGTAGTCTTATTGGTATTGTTGATCCACATTCCTCTAGTTATGGTTACGTTAGCTATATTTATATTATTAGTAGTAGTGATTGTTTTTGATGTGGTAAAAGGTGGTATTTTGTGGGATATTGACCTCACATTCTTTGTGACACACACAAATAAAAAAAAATAACCATGTATTTATATTAAATAACCACTAAATCAAATAAATCAGTAACTTTAGTTAAATTTAGTTGACATCAGTAACAACAAAGCTGTTTTAGCTAAGCTGTTACTGCGCAATATAGTTAGGGAGCAGAGCCTGTGAAAACAGGCGCTACTACCCTTGTGCTATTATGCCTCAACTGCGTCCTCTTTGAATGCGTCAAGGCTACCTACTGCTACTTGCTGTCCATTAGCCTCTCTGATTTGTGCACTATTAGTGTGTGCAATAAACTCAGATTGAGCATTAGGGTTTGTAGTAAATTCAGTTTTACGGTAGATAGGACTTTCTCCTTTCATACATACTACACCCGTTTGACCTGCATACTTTAAATCACGCTCAGGGTCTTGTTCATTGAATGGTTCAAGACTTTCTTTGACAATGATTTTACCTACCATATCTTTACTTGTGTCAAGAGTATTAAGGTCTTTGGTTAAACCCAAAATTACAGTTGATACTCTGTTCTTTTTCATCCAACCGTTCTTTACCTCAGTTGTTGATTGCTCAAGTACTACATAAGAATACTCAGGGTTTTTACTTGTTCTGATGAAGTTACCTTGCTCATCAGCTACAAATTGGCATTTGAAATTTTCCATAATTATTTATTAAGAAATTTAGTTACAAGATGGGCAATCATCCTGCTGAAATTGTTTAATACGCAATTGCCTACGCAGTTAATATTTAGGGAGCAGAGGCATTGAAAAATGCCGTATATGCACATTGAGAGAAGGTACTCTAATACAGTACTTGTGTAGATACTATCACCTACCTACAGATATAGATACTTGTTTTGTTTTGCAGTACCTCTCACAATTATGCACGCATTGCATAGAATACATACAGGTATATTTATAATCCTGTATAGATTTTTTTGCAATGTTTAGGATTTATGTACAACCCTTGTAATTTTAAGGGGGGTACCACCTCTGCAACTTTTAGTTGGGGAGCAGATACTATATACCTTCCTAGCACGCCAAACACACAATTTTTGGGGGGCCGTGAGAAACTTTTAACAGGAGTGGGGGACATGTTCTGACTCAAAAATTTTTATAGGTTGGGGAAATTCTGTATATTGTCTTTATAGGAGAGTTACTAACTAAACAAAAATGATATGGCACAAGAACATAACAATGAGCATGAACTAAGTGAGATAGAACAAATGCAGTTAGACGCTATCCTGCTTGACACAGCATTCAACAATGCATGGTTGATACTGTCCGGGGAACTTACATTTGACCAGCTAATGGTGAGCGAGTTCAAAGGTGGTAGAGAACTAATAATGGCTTTTGATCCTGACAATGGACCTCAGCTACACGAATTGCAGAATATGCTAGAGCATTTTATCAAAAGTGAAGAGTATGAGAAGTGTGCAAAAATTCGTGATATAATAGAAAAAACGTATCCGGAAACAATAGAAGCGTAAAATTATGGCAGTTAAAAAGAAAGCAACTAAGAAAAAAAGTACTGTTAACAAGGCTGGTAACTATACTAAGCCTGGAATGCGTAAAGCGTTATTTGAAAGAATTAAAGCTGGTAGTAAAGGTGGCCGTCCTGGACAGTGGTCTGCACGTAAAGCACAAATGCTAGCAAAACAGTATAAAGCCAAGGGAGGCGGATATAAAACTAAAAAATAATGATTCGTAAAAGATTAATATTAATATTACTTGTTTTACTGTTATTCAATTGTGGATCAGCAAAACCGTCATGGGAATATAAAAAAGCACCTGATACGTTATTTGAAGTAGTTAATATAAAAGATAATCCAAAAGTAACTAAGAATGATAAAACAATACTAGGACTTTTATTTTCAGGTATGGTTTTATTTGTCTTACACACATTTGTAACAAAGTAATGGCAAAGGCAGCATCACAAAAAAGTCTAGACAGATGGACTAAGCAGAAATGGAGAACTCCTTCGGGTAAGAAAAGTTCTGAGACAGGTGAAGTATATGCACCGTCTAAGACTATATCTAAACTTAAATCTACTAAGAAGGGTAGAAAGAAACTGGCAGCAGCAAATGCAAAGAAGAGAGCTGCAACAAAAAAAGGAAAACAACATGCTAGTCACGGTTTACACAAAGGAAAAAACAGAACCGGTGCTAGGAAAAAAAAGAAATAGTTATGAGTCACTGGTTACATGAAGGCAAAGAATTATTAAGAATGGCTAAAAAAGAAAAGATGAATAAAAGAGAAAAAGCAAGAATGTGGTTTGCACATAGAGGTATTAATCCTGATAACACATTTACAAACCCAGAGGATAGACAGTTTTCTAAACTTGACTTTCCACCAATACCAGTAAAGTATGATAATGCTCCATCTTTACAATGTCAAATAGACATCATTTCATTTTTAGTATATTCTCATGTAACTGTCATGTTCTGTGATCCATCAGGTCAAGAATGGGAATATGAAGGTGGAGCAGGTGGATTAGGTGCAGGAGACATCTCTGGAGAAGGGATTTTAAATTATGGTGATCTAGATACATTAACAACGGCAACAACCTTTGAAGTATCTTTTATAAGTGCTGATGGTGGAGGTACACAAGTATCATGGGGATCAAGTGGTAATGCATTTGCAGCAGGTGTTGGTGAAGGCTTTGGAGTCTTTGGCGGCAGCGGTGGATGGAAAAAGGTAGGATAATGGCAAAGAAAAAAGATAGCAGATTAACAAGAGCAGGGGTATCAGGTTATAATAAACCTAAACGTACACCTAATCACCCAAAGAAGTCACATGTAGTTGTAGCTAAAGTTGGTGATAAAGTAAAAACAATTCGTTTTGGAGAACAAGGCGCTAAAACTGCTGGTAAACCTAAAGCAGGTGAGTCAGCTAAAATGAAAAAGAAACGTGCTTCATTTAAAGCAAGACATGGTAAAAACATTGCAAAAGGTAAAATGTCTGCTGCATATTGGGCAAATAAAGTTAAATGGTAGAAATTATGACTGAGAGTGCTATTAAAAAACTTGGATTTAAAAAAGTAAATGTTACAGCAGAAGAATCTGGTAATACACCATATTACTTTTATGCATATAAAGTTGGAAATATAGAACTTATATCAAACAGTCATGATAATTTACAAGAAGATTCTTGGATCGTAGAGATATTAGAAGGAGATATTCAGTTTACTACCGCAGCTGATACCAGAGATCTTATTACATTACTTGAACGTAATAAATTACAATAAACTTTTTTTATTTAAACTTTTTTTATACTTTTGTTTTTATTAACTTTTAAAAACAAAGATATGTCAGTTAAAAAAATCAACCCAGAACTGCAAGATCATGATCCTCAAAAAGAAATGACTAAAGAGGAAATGGCTGCAAGAAGAGCGGAAATCACAGAATTTTACAAAGACAATATACCTCATCTAACTATTCAAGCAGAATATGAGGCGCTATTATGTGATATTGAAGAATCCAGAGCTAAAAGAATGCAAGCTCAGATGTTTATGGCTCAACAATACGCTAATCAAAATGGTCAGGGTGTTGATCCAAATTCTGAAGAGGGTAAAGCATTTCAGGAAGCTATGAAAAAAGCAATGGAAAATGAGACAGCTTAAAATAGGTAGTAAAGGCTCAGATGTAGTTACTTTACAAAAGAAGTTAGGTATTTCAGCAGACGGACACTTTGGTCCTATAACTGAAAAGGCTGTAGAAAAGTTCCAATTATCAAAAGGATTATTGGTGACTGGTGTAGTTGACAATGATATGTGGTCATTATTACTTAATATCACATATGTTGAAGATGATGCTATACTAGATGACACAGATGTGAGTGGTCAATACTTTAAAACTAGATTTGACCAGATTATCCATAGACATTATCTTCCTAAAGGAGAGTATATCAATGGACCAATCAAAAATGATTACATATTCTTACATCACACAGCAGGTAATGCTAATCCATATAGATGTATAGATCATTGGGGTAGAGATACCCGTGGACGTGTAGCTACTGAATTTGTATTAGGTGGTGTAAATCATAGAAATGGTAATGATGAGTATGATGGGGTTATGGTTCAAGCATTCCCAGAGGGTGCACAAGGTTGGCATCTTGGTAAAACAGGATCTGGCTTTATGAACCGTCATTCAGTAGGTTTAGAAATATGTAGCATGGGTTACTTAGATAGTAAAACAAAAAAGACATATGTAGGATCTACCTGTCATGAGAGTCAGATATGTGAGCTACCAGAGCATTTTAAAGGAAGATTGCATTGGCATAAATATTCTGATGCACAAATCAAAGAAACTGAAAAGTGGATTAGATATGTTGGTGAAAGAGATGGTATTGATATTAGATTAGGTTTAAAACAATACATCAAAAAGTATGGTCCAACAAAAGGATTTGAATTTCAAGAAGATGCTTACTATGGTAAAGTAAAAGGTTTATTAACACATACCAATGTAAGAAAGGATAAGTGGGATTGTTTTCCTCAGCCTGAATTTGTTGATATGATAATGAGTTTATAGATATGGCATTAGTAAATCAAGTAAGTCTAAAACATCAAGTAGATATCAATGTATCAATAAAGTATCAGATAGTTACATATTGTTTTTTTAATGATATACTAATAAGCAATTCTGATTTAAAGTTTTTAACTGAATTAGCTAAAAATAAAAATATTGAGTTAACTAAATTCTGTACTGAAACGGTAAACAATAATATATTTAAAAGTGCACAATCAGCTAGAAATGCTATAACTAAAGCAGAAAAAAAAGGTTTATTAATTAAAAATGGACACAATAAAAAGACTATTGCTTTAAATCCAGAAATAAATGTACAGTCTTCTGGATTAGTTTTGTTGGATTATAAAATTTTAGGCAGTGAAACCAAAGAGTCACAAGGAGTTTAAAGACGGTATTGCTGATGAAGTAGGTGTTCATCCACAAGTAGTAGATGATTTTATTACTTTTTATTATGGTAAGCTTAGAAAGAAGTTATCATCTTTAGCTTATCCAAGAATAAATGTAGATGGATTAGGAACATTTTATTTAAGAAAAAACAAACTTGAAAAGGCAATATTAAAAAATAAAAGTCTTTTAGGTAATATAGCTAAGAGAACATATAACGGCTTTGCTAAGAGTGAGGATATACAAAATAACATTATCCAAATGGAAGCAGCAATGCAACAATTAGAAGAAGACATCAAAAACAAAAAAGAATTTAGAAATGGCAAAAAGTAAATGGTCTAAATATCTTGATGCATTTAAAAATGCTGATAAAATAGTAGAGGGAATTAAAAACTTTACTTTCAAAAAAGAGCATATTGAAGCAGTAGCAACTGATAGATTTCAGATCTGTATTAAATGCAGTTTATTTGATGCTAGAGGTGATAATTGTGTAGCACCAGGAACACAACCTTGTTGTGCAGACTGCGGTTGCAGTTTAGCTTTTAAAGTTAGATCATTATCATCAGAGTGTCCAAAAGGATTTTGGGATGCTTTGACAACAGAAGATCAAGAAGATTTAATTAAAAACCAAATAGAAAATGATAATTAATTATTATACAAACGGTAACGTAACAACGGTAGAAACTAATACAGCAGGTAGCTGGTGGTATACTACAATAACTCTTTAATTATGGCACTAAAATTTATAGAAGATGGTCATGTATATGAGAGCACAGATCAAGATAAAATAAAATGGTTGAGTGTTACCTCATTCATTGCTAAGTTTAAACCTAAGTTTGATAGAGAAGGACAAGCTAAAAAGTCCTCAAAAAATAAAAGGTCTAAATGGTATGGCATGACACCAAAAGAAATATTAGCTGCCTGGGACGGTGAAACAGAAAGAGCAATTAAGCTTGGAAACTTTTACCATAATCAAAGGGAAGCAGATATGCTTGATTTAAAAACAATTGGTAGACATGGAGTAGAAGTTCCCATCATTAAACCTATTATTGATGATCAAGGAATTAAAATTGCACCAAATCAAAAATTAGAAGAAGGTGTTTATCCTGAACATTTAGTTTATTTAAAATCTGTAGGTCTATGTGGCCAAGCAGATCTTGTTGAAGTAGTTAATGGTTATATAAATATATGTGACTATAAAACAAATAAAGAAATAAAAGAAAAAGGTTTTACTAATTGGGAAGGGATAACTAACAAAATGTACAAGCCAGTCAACCATTTAGATGATTGTAATTTGAATCATTATAATTTGCAGTTGAGTATTTATGCATATATAATTAAAAAGCATAATCCAAAATTAAAGATTGGTAAACTTACTATTCAACATGTAAAGTTTAAACAAGTAGGTGAAGATACAAATGGTTATCCTATTAATGAACATGTTAATGGTGAGCCAGTATTAGAAGAAGTAAAAATTTATGAATTGCCATATTTAAAGGATGAAGTTAATTCAATTATTATGTGGCTTAAAGATCAAAAATAATGGAAGAATTTATAATAGCAGTAGAAGTACAATCACTAAAATCTAAAGTTCCAACTGATTTTAGGTTTGAAGAAACAAAAATAATGCTTAACTTAAATAGTGTAGTCTGGTTTAAGGAGTATTGGCACGTAGCCACGGATAAGTTTCAAGATAGCCATACTGAAGTACTAATTCAAGGTACGTCAAAACCAATAACATTAGTTATAGGCTATGAAGAATTTAAAAAGAAGTTTAACAATAAAAATAATTAATTATGCCAAATGGAGCTTATATTCCAATATTTGAAAGAGACTACATTGAACTCACACGTTGTTTTCCTACGCAAGAAACAGGAACAGACAGTGATGGAAACCCATTTCTAGAAGTAACTTATGAACAGTGTAGTCCGTTTTATGTAAATAAAAGTGATATCATATGTATAAATAGAATGTATGATTCACTGACTGGAAATTTTGTAGGTAATAAATCAGAGATATTTATAAAAAATCTTTTAACTCCAATAGTTGTAGCACAACCATATAGCTATCTGAAAAACCTAATGAATACAATAGATAACACAGACTTGATGCAAGATGGTTGTAATTGTCTTTAATAAATTTAAATTATGATAGTAAGATTATTTGATATACAAAACAGTAGAGTGGTGTTAACTGAACATTGTTATGCTTTGCCATTTTTAAAAAGTATAATGACAGAATATCCAGATACCCATATGTCTGTATATCAATATTTGTTTTATATGACATGTCCTAATCCAGATATGAATCCTTTCTTTAATCTACCAGAACATGAGAAAGAAGATATTATTATAGAAGAAATACAGCTTGAAGAATCTCCAGAAGATCCTAAGATTAGATATGCAATGGATATGTGTAAAAAGTTATATGAAACACCAACATATAGAGCTTATGTAGGTATAAAATCTATGTTAGATAGATTGGCAAAATATATGGAAGTTACAGCTATTGAACACGGTAGAGATGGAAACATAAATGCTATGGTAAATGCCGCTGCTAAATTTGAAAATATTAGACAGTCATATAAAGGTGCCTTTACAGATATGAGACAAGAACAAGAGAGTTCAGTCCGTGGAGGTGCAGGTTTAGCTTATGATCAAATTTAAAATTAATCAATATGAAATGGATCTTCTGTTATTGGGATGAGCCACAGTTTAAAAATAAAAAACCAAATAAAAATGAAACAAATAATTATACCAGTAGGAAAAAGATTACTAATCAAGAGAAAGGCAGCAGAAAGCCAGACTAAATCAGGAATTATTATACCTGAAATAGCACAGAAAAAAGAGTTTAAAGGAACTGTTGTTGGTGTTGGTGCTGAGGTAGAAGAAATAAAAGTTGGTGATGTTGTTCAATATGCAGAACATGCAATGCCTACACCCATGAAACATGAAGGTGAAGAGCATTTACTTCTTCAAGCAGGGGATGTATTTGCTATCATAAGATATGAGTAGAATTATACCCACATATGATAAAGGTGTTTGGACAACAACAGAATTTGAAAGTGATCTAGACTTTAGAGAGTATTTAGAACTAATATTTAAAGAGCCTGGATTGTATAATTTTGATGAAACTGCATTACTTTTTAATGAGCAAGCTAGAGTTTTTAATGATGAAGGGTTTTATTGTAATAAACCTTTTAGATCTAAAGACTTTACTGCATATTGGGAAGATCAAAAAAATAAATGTAGACAGGGTGTAATTTATAAAAGTGGATCACAACAGTGGTATCTTACAAGAGATTATTACATGTGGCTAAACTTTCTACCAATCTTTGACAAAGAAGAAAAGAAATATGGTTTTGCAAAAGTAAGAGATGCGCAATATCACATGGCATTGTATGAGATACTTGCAGAATTAAATAATCAGCATTCAGCTATACTTAAAAAACGTCAGATAGCCTCATCATATTTTCATATGGCTAAGGTTATAAATCAGTATTGGTTTGAAGAAGGATCTATATGTAAAATTGGTGCATCTTTAAAAGATTACATAAATGATAAAGGATCTTGGAAGTTCTTAGAGGAATATAAAACATTTTTAAATGAGCATACTGCTTGGTATAGACCTAGTAATCCAGAGAAAGTTTTATTATGGCAACAGCAGATTGAGGTTAAAGTAAACAATAGAAAAACATCTAGAGGGCTTAAATCTAAAATTCAAGGTGCATCTTTTGAAAAGAATGCTACTACTGGAGTTGGTGGACCTTGTACTTATTTCTTTCATGAAGAGGCTGGGATTGCTAAAAATATGATGCAGACATATGAGTACTTACGTCCTGCAATGTCTTCAGGTATGGTTACAACAGGTATGTTTATAGCTGCAGGATCAGTGGGTGATTTAGAACAATGTGGCCCTTTGAAAGAAATGATCTTAAATCCTACAGCAAATGATATATACGCTGTAGAAACAAACTTAATGGACGCAGATGGTACAATTGGTATGGCAGGTCTATTTATTCCTGAACAATGGTCTATGCCCCCTTATATTGATGAATACGGTAACTCTCAAATAGAAGAAGCTATTGAAGCTATTAAGATTGAGAGACAAAGATGGAAGAGTGAACTAAGTGGTGAACAGTACCAATTAAGAATATCTCAGAAACCTTTAAATATTGCAGAAGCATTTGCATATAGAAAGGAGTCTATATTTCCTCAAGGTATTCTATCAAAACAAATGAAGAAGATTGAGGAGAAAGAATATGCATATGAACTTATTGAACTTGACAGAGATCAAACAGGTATAATTGCAAAAAGAACAAATAAACTTCCTATATCTAAATTTCCTGTAGATAAAAAAATGCAAGATAAAACAGGTAGTATAGTTGTATGGGAAAGACCTATACCTTCACCTCAATTTGGTGCATACTATGCATCTATTGACCCTGTGTCAGAAGGTAAGACAACAACATCAGATTCATTGTGTAGTATTTTTGTATATAAAAATGCAACTGAAGTTACAAGACAATTACCTAGTGGAGACGTAGAACAGTTTATTGAAAAAGATAAAATAGTAGCAGCTTGGTGTGGTAGATTTGATGATATAAATAAAACACACGAGAGGTTAGAAATGATTATTGAGTGGTATAATGCTTGGACAATAGTTGAGAACAACATATCACTTTTTATACAACATATGATTGCTAGGAAAAAACAAAGATATTTAGTACCTAAACAACAAATATTATTCTTAAAAGATCTTGGCTCAAATAGAACAGTATATCAGGAATATGGATGGAAGAATACTGGTACATTATTTAAGAGTCATTTGATTTCTTATGCAATAGAATTTTTAAGAGAAGTAATTGATGAAGAGCTAGATGATAATGGTAACGTAATGACTCAAACATTGGGGGTTGAAAGAATACCAGATCCAATGCTTTTAAAAGAAATGTTAGCATATTACCCAGGATTAAACGTGGATAGACTTGTGGCTTTTGGTGCATTAGTGGCTTTTGTTAAAATTCAACAATCAAATAGAGGTTATACTAAAAGGCGTGAATCAGAGAATGATTCTTTGGTAAACTCAGAAAATTTTAGTAAATTAAAGTATAGTAGTGCCTTTAAAAATATTGGACGCAATAGGACTTTAGGAGGTACTAAGATAAGAAGATCCGGATTTAAAAATATAAAATAGACTAAATTGGTATGAGAGTATTAAATGCAATGCAAATGAAAAATGGGGCTAAAGCTGAAAGCGGGCCTACATTTTCTAGCTTAACACAACCGGTTCAGTTTTTACCATATAAAAAGAAAGATGATGATTGGACTGCATGGAACCTTGATTGGCTTGAGCTACAAGGTATAGAATTTTTACGTGTTAATTCAAGAAGACTTCTTAAAAATTATAAACTGGCTAAAGGTATAATTGATAAAACGGATTATATAGTAGAGCCAGACAATGAATATAAAGATTTAATGGATGTTCTTACTGCTGAAAATGATTCAGCACTAGAACTTAAATTTTATCCTATTGTTCCAAATGTAATTAACGTTCTTACAGGAGAGTTTGCTAAGAGATATTCAAAAGTACAGTTCAGAGCTGTAGATGATGCATCATATAATGAAATGCTTGAGCAAAAGAAAATGCAAGTAGAAGAAGCATTACTTGCAGATGCTGAACAAAAGATGATGCGTAAGATGATTGAAATGGGTGCTGACATGGGATCTGAAGAAGTTCAGCAACAAATGAATCCTGAAAATTTAAAATCTTTACCAGAAATAGAAGACTACTTTAGTAAGTCTTATAGAAGTTCTATTGAAGAATGGGCTTCACACCAACTTGCAGTTGATGAAGAAAGGTTCAAAATGCAAGAACTGGAAGAAAGAGGGTTTAGAGATATGTTAATTGCTGATAGAGAGTTTTGGCATTTCCGTATGTTAGAAGATGATTATGATCTTGAATTATGGAATCCTGTGTTAACCTTCTATCAAAAGTCACCAGATCAAAGATATATATCAGATTCAAATTACGTAGGTAAGATTGATCTAATGACGGTTTCTGATGTAGTTGATAAGTATGGTTATTTGATGGATGAAAAGCAGCTTAAATCACTTCAAAAGATTTATCCTGCACGTTCAGCACAATATCAAGTTACTGGTTATCAAAATGACGGTGCTTATTATGATGCAACAAGATCTCATGAGTGGAATACTAATATGCCAGGTCTTGCATATAGACAGTTTACTAGTAATTACTGGAATGATCCTGCAAGAGGTGGAGATATATTAAGTCAAATCCTTGATGAAAATGAAGATGTTTCAATGTGGGGTGAAGGTAACTTAATGAGAGTATCAACTATATATTGGAAAACACAAAGAAGAGTTGGTCACTTAACTCATGTTAAGCCAGATGGTGAAGTTGTACAAGAGATTATAGATGAGACATATAAGATAACTAAAAAGCCCATATATGACACTTCTATATTTAAGCAAAAAACAAAAGACACATTACTAGAAGGTGAACATATAGATTGGATTTGGATTAATGAAGTTTGGGGTGGTGTCAAGATTGGACCAAATTTACCAGCAATGTGGCAGTCTACTATGGGTGATAATATTAATCCAATATACTTAGGTATAAATAGAACTAAACCAGGAAGACTACCTTTCCAATTTAAAGGTGATAACTCTTTATATGGTTGTAAGCTACCAGTAGAAGGAAGAGTATTCTCTGATAGAAATACAAGATCAACATCATTGGTAGACTTAATGAAAGCATATCAAGTTGGATACAATATGGTTAATAACCAGATTGCAGACATTCTAATAGATGAATTAGGAACAGTAATCATGTTTGATCAAAATGCTTTACCACGTCACTCAATGGGAGAAGACTGGGGTAAAAATAATTATGCTAAAGCATATGTAGCAATGAAGGATTTTCAAATGCTACCTCTTGATACATCAATTACTAATACTGAGAATGCTACTAACTTCAATCATTATCAAACTCTTAATATGGAGCAGACTAATAGATTGATGTCTAGAATCCAACTTGCTAATTATTTTAAACAACAATGTTTTGATGCAATAGGTATTAACCCACAACGTTTAGGTGGGGCTGTGTCAGCTCAAACAGCTACAGGGGTTGTACAGGCTATGCAACAATCATATGCACAGACAGAAATGTATTTTGTACAACACTCAGATCATTTAATGCCACGTGTACATCAAATGAGAACAGACCTTGCTCAGTTCTATCAAAGTAGTAATCCAAGTGTAAGGTTACAATACATATCTACAGAAGCAGAAAAAGTAAACTTTACTATTAATGGTACAGATTTACTACTTAGAGACTTTAATGTATTTGCAACAACTAAGACTAATCATAGAGCTATCCTTGAAAATCTTAAACAAATGGCTCTTCAGAATAACACAACAGGCGCAAGCATTTATGAATTAGGTAATATTGTTAAAGCTGATTCAATTGCTGAAGTATCTGATATACTAAAAGATTCAGAAATCAGACAACAAAAGCAAAGACAAGAAGAAATGCAACAGCAGCGTGAAATGCAAGAGCAACAGCTACAAGCAAAAGCTCAAGAAGAGCAACAAAAACTTCAAGTTGAAATATCAGAAAATGAGAAAGACAGAAGAAATGATGTGTTATTAGCTGAAATTAGATCTGCTGGTTATGGGTCTATGGTTGATTTAAATCAGAATCAGCAATCTGATTATCAAGATGTTATGAAAGATATTAAAGAAACAACTCAATACCGTGAGCAAATGAACTTTAAGCGTCAAGAAAGTGCTACAAAGTCAGCTCAAGAAAACAATAGACTTGCGGTAGAAAGAGAAAAAATTGCTGCTCAAAAACAAATAGCTGATACTAAACTTCAAATAGCAAGAGAGAACAAAAACAAATATGATTCTCCAAAAAAGAATGAAGATAAATAAGCGTTAGCTATATACTGCAAAAAACTTTCATGTTTAGTAAAATATTTTAAGTTTAACTTGATTATATATTAAGAAACATTTCTTATATTATATATGTAAGAAAGTATTAATTATTAAAACCAACATTATTATGAGTACAACAGAAACAGAAACTGTGAAGAGTAACGTAAAAGAAAATGTGGAAATCAACTTGGATGAAATATTCAACGCTGCACCTAGTGGCGCTGATATGATTCAAGATGACAAGAAACAAAAAAATATTTTTTCTGGAACATCTGGTAAAGCTGACTTTAGTTTTGCTGACCCAGACAATGATGGAAAAGATGATCTAAATGCTAAAGTAGAAGCTAAAGAAGAAACTGAAAAAGTTGAACAAACTGAAGAGGTGACTGAAGAAGTTGAAGCAAAAGTAGAAGATAAAAAAGAAGCACCAACTGTAGATGAAGTTTTTGGTGACATCTCTGATGAAGAGGAGGATAAAGAAGAAACTGAAACTAAAGAAACTAGAGGTAGAAAGAAAATTTCAGGTATATCAGATGTATTTGGTAAACTTATTAAAGATGATAAGATTGTACCATTTGATGATGATAAAGCACTTGAAGATTATACTGCTAAAGATTGGGAAGAGTTAATTGAAGCTAATCTAGAAGAAAAAGCTAGACAAGTAAGAAGTGAAACTCCAAAACAATTCTTTAATAGTTTACCTCAAGAATTACAGATAGCTGCAAAATATGTAGCTGATGGTGGTAAAGATTTAAAAGGTTTATTTTCTACATTATCTCAAGTAGAAGAAACCAAAACTTTAAATGTTAAAACTGTTGCAGGACAGGAAAAAATTATAACGGAATATTTAAGTGCTACTGGATACGGTACTGCTGAAGATATCCAAGAAGAAATTGAAATTTGGAAAGACTTAGGTAAGTTAGAAACACAAGCTAATAAGTTTAAACCAAAGTTAGATAAGATGCAAGAAAAAGTTGTTGCACAAAAGCTAAAAGAACAAGAGCTTAAGAAAAAACAACAAGAGCAAGCATCACAACAATATATGAAAAATGTCTATGAGACATTAAAAGAAGGAACATTGGGTGATATTAAAGTAGATAGAAAGACACAAGCCATGTTATATAATGGTTTAGTTCAACCTAATTATCCTTCTGTAAGTGGACGTAACACTAATCTGTTAGGACACTTACTTGAAAAATATCAATTTGTGGAGCCTAATTACCAATTAATCTCTGAAGCTCTGTGGTTATTACAAGACCCAGCAGGTTACAAAGCAAAGATTATGGATAAAGGAGCACAAAAGAGTGTTGAGAAAACGGTTAGAAAATTGAAAAGTGAGCAATCAAATGTAGGAGGATCATCATTAGGTGTAACTAAAGCAGAAGAAGCAAGTGCTAAGAAAAGCTCAAAGAGAAAGATTCAAAGACCAACCAACATATTTAAACGAATTTAATTAAGTAAATTAAATATATAAACTGAAAATTAATTATTAACAATCAAAAACAATCAAAATTATGGCAACTCCAGTTTTAAATAATGGGATTTTCCTAAGAGATACAAGCTATAAAGCAAGTTCTCATGTTGATTCTTATCACCTTACCCAGATGCTTGGTAACCCTGAGCCTATGGATATGGGACCAATTGATTTGTGGGCAATGACTCAAAAAGTTGAAATGCCTCTTTATCAAATGGCTTCTTTTGGTGGAAAGAATACAATTCTTGTAGACAACGCTAGAGGTGAGTACAAATGGCAAACTCCTATTGCACAAGATCTACCGTACATAGTTGCGGACCTTGATCCTGCTAACACTTCAAAAGGTGTTGATGGAACAACGTTTAGGATCAAAATTAACAAGAGAACTTTTGGACATGGTGATATCATTACTTATGATAAGTACAATGGTTTAGAACTTTACATCACAGCTGATGATATTATCCCAGCAGGTGACGGTTATGTTTACACTGTTCAATTAGTTAACAACAACAACGCAGCCTCTTTAGATAACAAGTACCTTGCAAAAGGAACTAAGTTCTTCAGAAAAGGTTCTGCACGTGGTGAGTATGGTGAAAGATTCTCTGACATTGAAACAGGTTCTGGTTTCCGTGAATTCTACAACTTCGTAGGAGGAGCAGAAGCTCACGTACACTATTCAATTTCTTCAAGAGCAGACTTAATGATCAAAGGCGGATTGAACGCTGATGGTACTGTGCCTGTAACTGAAATTTGGAGAAACTTTGACAATGACCCAAACAACCCATCAGTACCTAGTATTGAAGGATTAGTTGCATCTATGGGTAAAGCTGGTGCAAGAGAAGCATTTGAAAATGGTACTCTTACACGTACTTTCATTACAAATATGGAAGCAGCACACCTTTCTAAAATTGCAACTGACATTGAGACTTACCTCATGTGGGGGAAAGGCGGTAGAATTAAGCAAGACGGACCAGATGATATTAGATTATCTGTTGGTTTATGGGCACAGTTGGATAACTCATTTAAGAGAGTATACAACAAGTCATCATTTACTCTTGACATGTTTAAGTCTGAGCTTTACAACTTCTACCAAGGAAAAGTTGAATTTAAAGGACCAGACCCACAAAGATCACTTGTTGTACAAACAGGTATTGGTGGTATGCAGTTAATCAACAAAGCAATTGCTGATGAAGTGTATGGTTCTGGATTAGTTCAAAATGCATCTGATATCGGAGCTGTAACAGGTAAAGGTATGGATTTAGATTATGGTTTTGCTTACACAAGCTTTACTATTCCATTCTTAGCTAACGTTAAGTTTGTATTGAATCCTGCATTTGATAACTTAAACACTAATGACATTGAGAATCCATTAATTGATGGAAGACCTCTAAGTTCATTTAGCTTTATCATCTTTGATGTAACTGACGAAGGTAATGACAACATTCACTTGTTGAAACTTTCTTGGGATAATCAACTTAAGTGGTTCTACCAAAATGGTACTATGGACTACATGGGAAGAACCCAAGGATTTGCATCTACTGGACAGTTCAATGGATACAGAGTTTATATGACTCAAACCATGCCAGCTGTATGGGTTAAAGATCCGACTAAAGTTCTTAAAATTGTAATGAGAAACCCAGTTACTGGAGGATCATTCTAAGAATTGTAATAATAAGGGGAGGTGGGTTAAACCTCCTCCCTTTTTATTTTTAACCTTTAAATATAACTGATCATGGCACTAGATATTAAAAGACAAAACAAAACATATGAATTTTCAAATTCAAGTGTTTCTAAAATACTTGCTTCTAAAGCAGTTGGTAAGGATATCTTAGCAAGAGACCATGCAGATGATGCAGCAGCAAAAGCTGCAGGTTTAGCGAAAGGTGATTTATATCACACTTCAGGAGCTTTGAAGATAGTTGTTAGTTAAAGTCAAAAACTATAGCAAGGGTAAAACCTTGCTTTAGAAATATTAGTAATAATAAGAATGTGCATTAGTTTGCATTATTTGACTATAGTAATAATTATTAATTTTTAAAAAACCAAAAATGGAAGATTACACAATTGTTGAGAAGTATCAACAGAAAAAGAAAGGAAGCACTATAGCTATCCGCCCTTATTTTAATCCTAACAAGGAGAATATGGGACTAGAAGCTTATGGCTTAGCTTTACATGATGGAGTATTTCATCAAGAAAGCTTGGCATGTTTAGAATTGAATGGAGTTAAAAGATATGTAACAGGTCTTAATGAATTTGCTCCTGAAGTTAAAATGTTACCTGCTAAAGAGAAAAAGGCTAAAATAAAAGAAATTAGACAAGTAGTTTCTGAACTTGAAGCTGAATTAGCAGCTAACCAAGTTGATCCAGAAGACAAAGAGTTTTGGAATAAGTTAACTATAATGAAGCCTGATAACTCTAAGTTCTGGGATAAAATTCAACTTAGATGTGGTAATGATCCTGTTTATTTAGATATAGAATCAGATCCTTATGATAGAATTAAACTTTATGCAATAAAAGCTGGAGGTTTTTCTATTGTTGCTAAATCTTTAAAAGAAGCAAGATCTGCACAGAATAATCCAAAGTTTTACTTGGATACTGTTGAAGAAACTCTTACAACAAGAACTGAGACAACTAAAATTAAAAATAAAGCATTGGCATCTTTACAAAACTTATATGATTCTAATACAGCTAAGTTAATGTATGTAGCAAAGGTTTGTGATGCTGATAGTGTTCAATATACTAAGAATACACCAAATGATATTATGTATGAAAATATGGATGCATATATTAATGGTTTTGGTGCTGAATCAAATAAAAAGAGAGCTGCTAAACAATTTTTAGAGGTATCTAATTTAGATATGGAAGAATTAAAAATTAGAGCATTAATTAAAGATGGCCTATACTATAGATTTATTACTACTAAAGCAGGAGGTTGGATTGAACCAATTGATAGTGGTATTAGAATGGGTAAAAGACCAGCTGAATGTTTAGAATTTTTAATGGATCCTAAAAATGAAGAGCAACTCTTATCATTGATTGATAAAGTAGAACCATATTGGAATTCATAAAATAATATATAATGGAAAATAGTACACTCTTATTAAAACTTAAACAAAGGCTTAACAAGCTAGACAGTCAGGATTATGACAATATTGAATGTTGGCAGTTTGTAGAGGCTTTTAATAAAGCACAAATTGAGTGGTGTAGAAGAAATCTCCATGGAGGTAACATGTATAAAGAAGGGGATGAGTTATCTAAAAAAAGAATTGATGACTTGCAACCTTTACTTAGAGAGTTATCTCTAGTAGGTACGGTTACTGATGAGTATTTTGAATCTACAAATTTTCCAGTTGACACATATTTAGAATACAAAAAGGTCTCTACTCAAGCAAAGGATGATTGTTGTACTCCAAGATCAATGACTGTATATTTAGCTGAAGAAGCTAATGTAGAGTTGTTACTTAGAGATCCGCTTAAGAATCCAAGCTTTGAATGGGGTGAAACATTTTGTACAATGTTAAATAACACAATTAGAATTTACAGAAATCCAAATTTTGATATTGTAAATCCTGTTTTGACTTACTATGAAAAACCAACACTTATAGAAGTTGAAGGATGTGTTAATCCATATGATGGTACATTAAGTACAACAAATGTAGACTGTGAATTCAAAGATGATCTAGTAGAAGTTATGCTAGATGATGCAGCTGCACTAATAGCTGGTGATATTGAAAATCCATATCAACAGCAAAGAGGGCAAGCTGCTGCAGAAAGAAATAATTAATTATGCATTTAAATAAAAAATGCGTATATTATTATAGTAACATGTAGTTACGAACAGAGTAAACTGTTAAAATCATTTTTTATAAACCGTGAGAGTAATATCTCACACAAATATTTTTAATTATGGCTTATTTTAATCATGCTTTTATCAAGACGTTTGTAGTAGACAGTGTAGATTTATCCGCTGACACTAAAACAAGCGCACTTGGAGCTGGTCAATTGGCTTTAGTTGCTGGTGGAGATTGGGAATCTGTTGCACTACCTGGTGGTGCTGGAGTTCCAGTATTTGCTAAAGGAGAACTTGGATACATTGTAGAAGGTTCTTTTTATTCTAAAGACACAATTGGTAACAATCCAGGACACGGTGGCTATCAAGAGTCTGTAAAATCTAAGGGTATCAACCCAAGATATATTACAAGACTTTGGGAAGCTAACTGTTTATCTGCATCTCAAGCTACAGCTAGCCTTGAATTAGGTTCTGACTGTGCTCCATGTGGAAAAACACAATTTATGAGAATTGATGTGAAGGGATCTCCTGCACTAAGATTCTTAAATCACAACGCTTATGCTATTGCTGACTCAGCAGGTGTATGTTGTGTAGATGGACAAGAATTTATTGACCCAGCATTAGTACTTGCTACTATGGCTGACATGGCAATTTCTGATCCTCTAATTAAACCTTTCGTTGCTGAAGCTGATCTAGATGCTGTTGGTGGAACTACTTTATCTGCTGCAGGTACTGGTTATGCTGTTGCTGATGGTGTTGCAACAACTGGTGGATCTGGTTCAGGTGCTACAATCAACATTTTATCTGTTGGTGGTGGTGGTGAAATTGCAACTTATTCAATTGCCTCTGTAGGTAGTGGATATGCTGCAGGTGATGTACTATCTGTTTCAGGTGGTGGCGGAGACGCTGACATCTTAGTTGATGATGTTGTTAGTGGTGGTTTAGTTGTTTCTGTTGTAACAGCAGGACAAACTGTACAATCTGCTTACACATTTGCTCAAGCTAAAGGTGAAGGAGCTGGTGCTTATGTACCTTCAACTGATCCTAATGGTGCTTCAAAAGTATCTGCAAAAGCTAATTTTGTTGGTGCTTACGTTGACACTGAGTTTGGTAACTGTTCTTTTGATACAAGAGATCATTTCAATGCTGAGCCAGTAGAGATTATTGTTTCTGAATTAGATGAAACTGGTAATCCATGTAATGACTGTGGCGTAGCTTCTAGAACTCCTGGTCAAATGCAACAAACAAAAGGTGAAGAAGTAATTAGAGAATTAATTATGTCTGAGAGATACCGTCAAAGTCCTTTCAACCAAGGAAACCCTGACAGTTCAAGAATCAGAGAAATTGAAATGTCTTCTGAACTACTTGCTGCTGTTGATAGAAAAGCTACATATAAAGCTTTCTATGTACAACACAGTGTGCCTAGATTTAACAACCCAACTGGTGTATTTGATAATGACCAGTATGTTTACAAAATCTACGCTAAGTGTGATGACGCAGAAGCTATTGCTGGTATTACTAAACTATTAGAAGGTTTAGCAGCATGGGCTGATGATAACGGTAACAAAATTTCCGTTGAAACAAATGCTCACTGGTAAGATCTAATCAACCATAGTATTTAAAATTGAGCAGGGGAGAAATCTCCTGCTCTTTTTATTTTATATTCTCTGTAATTTTTTGTATATTATCTATATAGTGTAATAAAGTAGCAAACAATGGCAAGCAAACATATATTAAGTTTAGAGATACCCACAGTATCAAACTGTGATTTATTGTGTATAAAAGATACAAGTCAATACAGTGATGACCTAGCAGTAGACTGTGAAGAACTATTGATTACACTACCAGGATTCAGTGTTCCTGTACTTATACAAGTAGATAAAGGTTTTGATATGTGTCTTACAGCATGTACATTATCTCTTCAAAAAACTGATTGCGGAACAACACAAGAAAAAATTCCTGATGGAATATACATTGTAAAATACAGTGTATCTCCAAACTCTAAGGTTTATGTAGAATACAACCATTTAAGAGTAACTAGATTACTTACTACTTATTATGAAGTATTATGTGATTTAGAAGTACAGGCTTGCCAACCAAACTCTGATAAACAAGCTCTCTTAGCAGAGATGAGTTATATTAAAACATTAATTGATGCAGCGGTAGCCAATGTTGAATATTGTCAATCATCTGCACAAGGAATGCAATTGTATGAATATGCAAAACAGAGATTAAATAAAATAGCATGCCCATCAGGAGACTGTGGGTCAAGTAGTATATATGTAATATAAACCAAAAAAGAAATGGCAAACTGTGCACACTGTAATAAACAATTTACTTGTGGCTGTCAAAAAGCTAGTTTAGGAAATGGAATAGTAGTATGTAAATCATGTAAAGCAAAAGCAGAAGCAAAGCTTAACACATCTTCTGACCTGAATAGAGAATTAGCAAGACAACAGATACAAGATTTAAGAAATAGATAGTATGGCATCAACTGTAAGAAAAGGATCTAATACTGCTCAAAAAGAAGAGCTTGCTTTACTTAAACAAATTAAGGTAGAGCAAAATTTTGCTAAGCAGGTATATGCTAATTTTCAATCATTAAAGTTTGGTATTGAGTCATGTTGTTATACAGACTTTGAATCAGCTGTACTAAGAAAAGCATTATGTGACTGGCAGAATTCTGCTAGCAGTAAAGTTGTGGTTGCAACTGAAACACAAGGTGTATTTGTAGAACCGTTAGCTAAAGTTAATGCTAAAGCTAGTATGAGTTGTCCAGAGACACCTACAAATGTATGTACTATAATTGACCTAGAAGATATTATAGCTCATGAAGCAACATTTGTACAGTGTTTTGAAAATGTATCAGATACTTGGACAGTTACACATAATTTAGGGAGGTTCCCTTCTGTAACGGTAGTAGATAGTGGTAACACTGTTGTAGTAGGTAATGTAGATTACAAGAGCACCCAACAATTAGTAATAACTTTTAACGCACCTTTTTCAGGATGTGTTTACTTGAATTAGAAATAAAATAAATAACAATTAAAATTAAATAACATGGCAGTCAATTTTTTAACGGGTTTAGACATACAAGGTAATGTCTCCTTAAACAACAACCAGCTGCAAAACTTTGTGGTTCAGCCTCTAGGTTCAAACCCCACAGGAATTGCTGGTAGAGTATATTATAACTCAGCAAATAATGTGCTGAGATTATATGATGGATCCAACTGGGTAGATTTATCCACAGGATCTGATGATAACACAACATATGACTTTTCAGTACCTGCAGCAACTACAACACTTAGATTAGCAGGTTCAGATGGTACTAATGATGATGTGACTATTTCTGGTAGTGGATTAATCACTGTTACTAGACAAAGTGCTACAGAATTAGCAATTGGAACTACAGCAACATCCAATACAGGTACTGTAACTAGCGTAGGTGGTGGTAGTGGTATTACTATTACAGGTAATGCTTCTGTGTCACCAACAGTAAATGTTGATTACTTAGGTTCTGATTCTGTTGTATTAGCAGCAGCTGATGGTACTAGTTTAACTGTAGCAACAAATGATAAATTAATTGTATCAGATACATCTGACTCAGGAAATGTTAAATATGTAAATATTTCACAGATTACTGCAGCAGTTGGTGGTGGTACTGTTACATCTGTTGAATTAGCAGAAGGTGCACTTATTGATTTATCAGGAACAAATCCAATTACAACTTCAGGTACTATTACTATTGGTGTTGACTTAAATGAATTAAGTACAGCTACTGGTGATATGACGAGTAATGATTTATTTGCTGTTGTATTAGCAAATGGAAATCAAGCAAAATTTACCCCGGCATTAGTACCTAATGATTTATTCCCTAATGATGCAGGTTATGTAACTTCATCTGGTGTAACATCAATTGCGTTAAGTGGTGATAGTGGTTCAACAAGTGCTATTACTTCTACAGGTACCTTTACTATTGCAGGAGGGACAAACGTTACAACATCTGCTTCAGGTACTACAGTAACAATTAATTCTACAGATCAATTCCAGGGTACAGTAACAAGTGTAACTGCTGGAGCTGGTTTAACTCAGACAGGTACAAGCACTGTTAATCCAACAATATTAGTAGATTATACTAATGCAGGTCTTATTAATGATGCACCTGGTATGACTGGTTTTGCAGAATCAGATGATGAAATTTTATTAGCTGATGATAGTGCAAGTAAGGCAGTAAGATCAGCAGCTTTAGTTGATATTCCATTAAACGTACTTGGATTACCTAATGCTGATTTAAGTATAAATTCTCAAAAACTTACTTCAGTTGCAAATGGTACAGCTGGTACAGATGGTGTTAACTTAGGACAAGTTCAAGCACTTGTTGCTGGAGTTGGTGTATTCCAAGGAGGATATAATGCAGCTACAAACTCTCCTGCAATAGCAGGTTCAAGCAACATTGCGCTTACTACAGGTGACTTCTTTGTTGTTACTACAGATGGTACTATATCTTTTAATGGTAGTACTGTTGATGTTGAGGTTGGTGATATGATTTATGCTAACACAACAATTGCAGCAAATTCTAATCCACCAGCTTCAAGTTATGCAATTGTAATTCAAGATCAAAACATTGCAGGTACAGGATCTTCAGACGGTGCTACTGAAAAAGGTGTTGCTGGATTTAACAGTGCAACATTTAGTGCTACAGCAAATGGATGGATTTCTGTTAAAGCAGGTGGTATTAGTGATGCTCAGTTAGCAGAAACATATAACCAGATTATTGGTACTGACTCAGATATTAATACTTCAGGTGTTGATGTAGTTGATCAGTTAAATATGACTGATGGTGTTATTACTTCACACTCTACAAGAACATTACCTGATTCAACAGAAAGTGCACGTGGTGTAACTGAAATTGCAACACAAACTGAAGTTGATACAGGAACAGATGACTTTAGATATGTAACTCCAGCTAAATTAAAAGCTCATATTGATAAGCAATCATTTAGCGGTACATATCCAAGTGCTTCAGCAAGTTCTTGGACAATTACAGCAGCTGTTCATGGATTGGGTGCTACACAAGGTCCTTTCATTATACAAACATTTGATAATAAAGGTATTCAGGTGTATATGGATGTAGCTATTGCTGCAAATGGTGATGTTACATTTACAACTACAAACAATCAAGCAACAAATGCTATTACATGTAATCTAATGAAAGTAAGATAATTACACGTTTAATTTAAAGGGGAGACGCTTAAATTATAACATTTAAATGTTTCCCCTTTTTTTTAAAATTAGTATATTGCGAAATAAATAAAAAGACATGGCTATAAGTTTTTTATCATCTATTCAGGTTACAGGAACAACTAGTGTATCTAGTATATCTAATGATAATAGTACTTATACCGGTATATTAGTATGGGATGGTAGTTTATTAAAATATAGAACTAAATCTCAAATTCTTGGTGATATTGGTGCTGGTACGGGAGACGGTAGTGTAACTTCTGTTACTGTTACTGGCTCAAGTGGTTTATCTGGCTCAGGTACAGTAACAACTAGCGGTACAATTACTCTTACTAATTCTGATAGAGGATCTTCACAAAATATATTTAAGAATGTTGCAGTGTCTGGACAAACAACTGTTGTTGCAGACAATAATAATGATACATTAACATTTGTAGCTCAGGGTGGTATGACTATTACTACTAATGCTACTAATGATCAAATTATATTTAACTCATCTGATAATAATGATAATAACTATCTAACATCAGCTTCCTTTAACACGAGCAATGGTGTTTTAACTTTGAATAGGTCTGGTTTATCAGCCGTTACTGTTGATCTTGATGGAAGATATGCTACAAGTTCAGGTGTAACATCTATAGCTACTACTAATGGTATTACTGGTGGTACAATAACCTCAACAGGAACACTTCAAGTAGATAGTACAGTAGTAAGAACATCAGGTACTCAAACTATAGGAGGAGAAAAAACTTTTACAAATCAATTAGCTGTAGATACAGCTGGTGGTAGTGAAAGAATGAGATTATTTAATGAAAATAATACAGCACCTATAGCGGATAGTTTTTCAGGCAATACATCAAAATCATATATATATTTTGATACAGTATCTGGATCAAATGATCCTGGATACATTATGCATGAAAGTAGTGCAACA